GTAGTGTTGTGTATCCTGCTATAGAATCCATCAATAGAAAGTTGTTGGCACCAGCCGCTAGTGTTCCATCAGTTGCGACATAAGTAATGCTAACTATGTTACCATCAGTTAATAACTTTCCTAAAATACCATCACCAAAGTATATTTCATAGTTTCCATTTAAAGATTCTTGTAGAAAATATACAGTAGAGGTTGAATCTAAAGTTAGATAATTTGAAGCTGAAGTATACACAGTAGATGATGAATTTGTCGATGAAACTTGAACTGAAACTTCAATAGTTGTCGTATCAATCGTTGCATCTGGTATTTGAAATGTATATGATGGATTACCAGTAGAATTAACTGTGTACCTATATGAAGCCGGAATACCTTGTTTGATTATAACATTATTAAAAGTTGCCGTGTTATTTGTTGCATTAACTGTCTCGGCATCTACTGTTACAAAGTTATAGTTTACACCATCGATTGCTTCAGATGTAAAATTGGTAAATTTAGGTAGTGTAAAGGCTGCATTGGCAGTACCATTAAAAGTCAAAGATATCTCAGCCGAAGGTGCAATAGCAGATTTTGGTGTATAATTTAACAATTTGGCATGAGAAACAACAGAACTTCTTTGTAATGATGAATCTAAGAACATCTCATTAGCAACCATGTTCAAATAATAAGCATTGTATTGTGTATTATATGCCAGAACATCTAATAGGACGGACATTGCCGAACCTTCAAAGTTGTAGTCTTTAAATGTGTCTTGAGATTGTAGATAAGTGATAAAATTAGATTTAATTGAACTAAAATCTAATTGTGTGATGTTTATATTTGTATTTGAAGCCATTACCTTGACCTTTGAAGAAGTAAAGTGACTGTGGTTGCTCTTGTATTGTTACCCACAAAAAAAGTCATACTTAAATTGAATGAATTTTCATCTGGTGATATTGTCACATTGATTGTATTAACTGTAATTCTTGGTTCAAAATTAGAAATCACATCTCTAACTTCACTCTCAATTAAATTTGAGGTTAACTGGTCAGCAGGTTCAAATAACAATTTATTTAAGTTTGAACCTAAATTTGGTTGAAAAGGTCTCTCATAGAAACCAGTCAATAGTAAATTTCTAACAGAACGAATTACGGCCTGCTCATCATAACTTAAAGCAACATCATTGGTTACAGGTAACCTTCTAAAAGTTAAATCTAAATCAGAGTATATTTTTTGTAAGTTTGCCATTCTTTATTTATACGCAAAAGTAAATTCGCTTTTTTAAGTTTTGAGATGTCGCCGGAGAAATCCTGAGCCGGAACGCAAAATTTCGAAATTTTAGGAATTAATTCTTGTGTTGAGTTTTTCTGTTCCTATGAAATTGTTTGCCAGATACTTCTCTGTTTCTCCCATATTACCAATGGCTTTTACGGCATTGTAATTATTCACAAAAGTTTGTAAATTAGTGAAATATGTAAAATCCGCACTTCTTCTATCCGACATTAATGTATTGGCAGTAGATAAATCACTATTAATTTGAGTAATCTGTGCATTTGTTAAATTTGATGTATTTGCTATAGGATCAATACTTGCAGATATTAAATTTACATAAGCATTGATTGTATTAGCATTTGAACTTATTTGTGGACCCACTAAAATACTAGTAAAACTACCCAACATTGGTGAATTATTAATAATACCGTCTGTTTGATTGGTAATATACAATGCTGTTCTACCTAATGCCACGGCTGTGGTATAAAAAGGTACAATAACGTCTTGACCAGTAAATGGTTCAACATTTGATATTCTATTCGTATGAATCATGAAAGAATTGGATGTGACAGCCAAAGCAGTTGCTGTAATATAGATTGAAGTGTTTAAATTTGATGTGTTGGCCGTCAAGGATATAATAGAATTTGCAGTATTCCATATATTTTGAACTGAATTGGCAACAGGATTTTTGTAATAACCATTAACACTATTATTTGTAATATCTGCTGCCTGCCAACTATTAATCAAAGCTGGCATTGAATTCATGTGAGATTGTGTATTTGCAGATAAATCAATCACATCACCATTAGGGTCACTAAAATTGTAACCCAATGTTGCGTATACACCTGCCGTATTGCTTACAAACATAATTTAAACTCCAAAGAAAGGTACAAATGGTATTCCTGTAGAACCTTTTGGTGCAGGATGAGTATGAAAATCATATATTGATGTATTGATTACATCGGACATTAAAATTGAACCCATGATACCAAAAGTTGCTAGAGGTGATTCGATTGATGTTATTGCTGTTATAACGCCTGGAGGAATTATCGGACCAGGAGTTGCAAGACCAACATTGAGGCCTCCTAATGTCTCTAATCCACCAGTAGCAAAAACTTTAAATCCTGCAGTAATATTTGTTTTGGCTGATAATGCTGTACAAGTAATTGAGCCTTGAACACGAAGGTCACCACTAACAATAACATCAGACGGACTATTTAAGTATATAACTCCACCACCAAGGCCAGTTAAAACATCTCCAGGTCCAGCAGATATACTAACATCTCCGTCAGTAGTTAAATCGACATTACCTACGGAATGTATTTGTGTTTTTTTGCCAACACTTGCTTTTAAACTTCCGTCTATCTCAGAAATCATATCACCGTGAACAGTAAGTTTACAATCCTGATATACTTCAATATTACAAATACCTCGAATTGAAATGTTATTGTCTTTTACGATAACTGTAAAATTATTACCTTTTACTACAGCATCTGCATCTCCACTAGCATACCAATGTTGATATGTACCTGATGTACCATGCTGGCGCCTCATGGATTCATTACCTGGCGTGTCATCCTTCATGTCCATATGACCTGCCTCAGTTTGAGATAGGTTAATGTATGGGTATGATCCTACTTGTGTATTTGCTGCTGTAGTCCATGTGCTTCCAAAAATATTATCTGGCATAATTAAGGTCTCGATTTGCTCATTTGTACAAGAGGTTTTCCATTACCGTCTGTTATGGATGCTGATATACCAGAAATATTTGTTGAGAAACTATTCAAACTCGATGTGAGTGATGATGAAGCCGAAGCAACACCTTTTGATAGAGCAGAAGGAACAGATGCTAAGTTTGATTGTAAACCATTTAAGTCTGTGCCTAAACTATTAACACCAGCCACAGCTTGATTTGATTGATTGATAATAGTTTTTGTTGTTGTTATCAATTCAGTTAATTCTGGACTAGCAGCAAATGTTGTTGCCTTTTTTAAAGCATTTTGTAACAAAGCTAAACATTGTGATAATGTGGCCGCAACTCTTTGTGGTAAACTTTTAACAACATTAAGAAAGAAATTCAATTCAGCAATAAATGCCTTTGCTGCAATAATCTGTTCATTAACATATTCTAATATTTTACTAATTTTTTTCAATACAGCAAGAGCGTCTTTTACAAATGCTTTAATATCAGTAATAACAGGACTAACAGTATCACCAATTAAAGCAGATACAATTTTATCTCTTATGGCTTGTAATTCTTGGTTTAATTCAGAATTTTTTGTTGCTAAGAATAAAGCAACCCGTGATTTTGGGTCACAAATATGCCAAATGTCTGCATTTGATAACGCAATAGAAGTATTTGCAATTGAACCTCTTGCCAATTGCATTACTGTGGATGTTCCTGCTAATATTGCATCAGCAGGTGCTACAGTTTTTGGTGGATTTGGTTCTTTTAATTTTCCATAACTTCCTGGAACAGTTACCATTGGATCAAATTTTACTGTAAACGCCATTTTTTTATCCTTTATTCGGAATCATAATTTTTTTTAACTCCAGGAACAACACCCATCATAATAGGAACTTGAGCAGAATCGCCATCCATAAAAAACCCAACAACCCATTCACCTAATGATGGAGCTTCAAAATGTCTTGTATTGTTTATTGGATTCATTGGAAAAGCCCAAGGCAAATCTTCAACAAGAATATCATCACCATACCAACCAAATATTCTTACTTGGCAACGACCTAGTCCTAAGTCATCAAATCTATTTACAATCTCACCCATCCACCAAACAAAACCATTAAGTCCGGCAAAATTATGATTGTTTACACCTTTACTCATTATATAATTCCTTTTACTGAATTGGACCACAAAGGAGATTTATTACTATTTGCTGGGTATGGAGTCGGCACACTCTCTTTTGTTATTTCTAATATAGTTCTAAATCTAGTTAAATCAATAATATGACGAACACCAGTAATAAAATAATTCCCAGAATAATATTTATCGAGCGCACCGTTATTTTTTGTGTTTCTTGATGTTAAATTAAATGTAAGAACACGACCCACAGTCAAATTACAATCACCCGGTACAGATATTCTCAATCTAGTATAATTGGCCAATCCTAGTTGTGCTGTTCTATTAGGAATGAATGTCTCAGCATATATATCATTTCCTGCAGCGCCTGGAACTCCAGCAACATATGAATTACTGCCACTATCAAAATTAGAAAATATCAATTTCAACATAGCTTGTGGAGTTTGGCTTAAACTATCACCATTTCTGTTTATTGAATCATCAATAATACTATAAGGATTTAAATTCTTGGCACTTTTTTGATAAGCATCATAACTAAAATTAGTTACTTTCTTTGTCCGTGTTAATGGATTAATAGATATTAACTGATTAGCAAAGGTACCTGAAGTAATACCATTCAATGTATCAAAAGTATCTAAGAACTCATAGGTCAATACATTGTGTACATCACTATTTAAATCTCTACTATCAATATTCTTTGGTTTATATGTGTAAGTATAATAAGATGTTTGTTTCATCAAGCTTTGTAATGA